TCAGCCTGTTGCTCTTGAGCATCGCGTGTGAGTTCAGCGAGCTGCAGGGCGGCATCATTCATCGCCTCCGCATTGCCTTGCTCCATTGCAGATCTCAATTCGGCCTGAAGTCGCAGCGCTTCATTCAACTGTTCGACATTGAACATGCTGACATCCGTGCCGAGCTGCGCTTCGAGTGCGCGCAGATCATTCATCTGATCGGCTGTGAACATGCCGGCCTCTTGAATGTTTTCTGTATTTGCCATTTCACGTTCAAACGCTTGCTGCGCGTTTTGTTGTGCCATTGGCATTGCGGCCTCGACCATCGCTCGTTGTGCTTCGCCTGCAGCCATCGAGGTATTCTGCAAGCCGCGAGCATTCATTTGCATTGCCGCTTGTGCGCGAGCTTGTGCCAGCAAGGGTGAATCCTCGCCAAGTATTCTCGCCAGCTCGGCGTCCACTTGCTGTTCAGGTGTTAAATCGGTTGTCGCAGCATCGACGCCTTGCCCTTCGCCAAGAATGCCTGTATCTGCTTCAGCGCCGGGGCCAATACCAACATTGCCTTCTCCGAGATCCGCTTCAGTGACATCGGCTCCGGTCGGATCTACAACCGTGCCGGCTTCAGGATCAACCGTGCCGGGATCTTCCGGATACAAATCTTCAACAGTCGTGCCGGCATTATCGATGTATTCCGTACCTATCGGATTGCCATATTCATCAAGACCAGTGTTCGTACCTTCGCCCGGAACAACGTCGTCGCCAAGATCAAGCGGATCATCAATCGGATCTGGAATTGGACCGTCAGTCGGATCCGGAGTGATATCGGGCGGCAACGGTGGATCAAAATATGGATCATCGCCCACAGGCAGTGGCTGATCGATAACGCCGCCCGGTGAAATCGGAGTATTCGTCGTCGGATCATTTTGCAATTCCAAAGGCAACGATTCTTGCCCGGTTGAAGCACCATCGTAAATGGGATCTACCGTGCCAATCGCCTCTGCTTCGCTAAGCATTTGTACCATTACTGTCTCCACGTATCAGTGACACAAGCCCATTTGTCTCCGGGTCCGGGCACTCTAAGAATTTCTTGTCGTCGTTTCGCTTTTCCGTTGCGCTCTATTTTCATGTAACCACTCGCACGTAAGCAGGCTTTTTCATCGTGCTTGAACTGTTCTTCACGATCCATCTGTTCATACATCATGGCTTCGCGTTTTTCGATGGCTTGCTCAGTCATCGGAGCGCATCCGGCTAATAAAAATACCAGTAACATTCTCATCACTCGAACCACGTTGAATCAATGTAATAGGAACCGGAGTCTATTGTTGCTCCACCCTTCCACCTGATATGAGCATCAAATGTCATTTCATTTGAATTAGCACCACCCGAGGCCGTTGCCAGTACAGACCACAGACGATTAGACGTAAGAGCTATCCAGACACCCTCATTTGCTGCCGAGTTCTCGAACCCACTAGGATCGCCCCCAATGTCAGCCCAATTGTCCGTCATTACCTCAAACAAGTCAGGAGCAGCGCCATTCGGAATGATCCAGTCCGTTCCAGAATCGGCCTGTGTGGGCGTTCCGTCTACCATCCTATCTACAGTGCCATCCGAGTTAAACCGAATGCCGACCTCAACTCCGCTCTCACCGGGATCATTTACATTCTCGCCGCTAAGCGTGACCGTGCCAGCAGGTTGACCTTGTGCAATCGACCCCGATTGTGACGCGAGTATGATTGAACCGCGCTGGCGCTGCTTATTGCTAAAGCGTTCCGGTAAATACAGATTTTTGCTAAGGACGAATATCACGATAGATTCGGTCCCATAATGTAGTAATGCGTACTGGTGTCCTTCCAGATCGTACCCGAGCCTTCGCCGATGGTGATGTTGCCGGCGGCGGTCGTAGTCGTCCAGCTAGATCCGTTCCACCAATCGATTACAACGCCGGTTCCACCATCACCAGTCAATACACCGGCACTTGGCCCAACGATATATGCCCACATCGAGCCTGCTAAAATAGTGCCATCATTATTGAAACTTAAAGTACGAGCGGTTCCTGTGTTGTAGGTGATTTGCTGGCCCACATTCTCTTGGCCGAGAATGACGGTTCCCGAATCAAGATCAGCATTTTTATAAACGATTCCTTGTGCATGTTGCGTGTACTGGATCGTAAAATTGAAAATGTTTGTCGCCGTAAATGACGTACCGTTACCAGTTACGCTTCTAATAGGAATCGTCCACCAACCCGTATTGTCTGTCGGATTATCAGTTACTACAAAGACTTCCCAATCTTCAGTTGCAACGTTCGTATCACCCATAACGATAATATCGTTGGGAGACAAACCGCCGATCCATGAACTGTAATCAACGAGAAAAGCATCATCGTCATTCACATACAATGCGGTAGCAGATCCCGGCACTGCGTTGTTCGTGCGGAATTTGCCAGTGCCAGGGTCAGCAGCAGCTGTTGTGCTGTCGTATTCCCGCGCAAAGTTGGGATTTCCGCTACTAAAAGCACCGCCGGCACTGCTAATTGGGTAATCGTCACCAGCATCGTCTGTGAACATGAGTGTGTTCGGAGCATCACTGCGTACCCAGATCCGGCCATAACCTGCAGCTGGATCAACCATCGAGGCCGCTTCTTGGATCTCAAGGATGGATCCAGATTCAAACGACTGCGATGAACCAGATTCGAACACACCAAAAGAGCCGCTTTGGTACGTGCCACCTGCGCCGCTAGACCACGTAATAACTTGACCGCCTATACCACTTAATTGAGATAGACCGCCAGCGTCATCAGTAAACCAGAGTGTGTTAGGTTCATCATCCTTGACCCAGATCTGACCCCGGCCAGCTCGGTCTGTGAATGCCGCTGACTTTTCCACAATCATAAAGGTGGCATCAGCCAAAACTGCTACGTTTTGCCAGCTATTTAGCTCGAACAACGGAAAGTCAGTCGTATTTTTCCAGCCCCACCTATGCTCGTAAGGCGAGGATCCCATGACAACATCTTCCCAATGTCCGATATGCGTACCGTTTCGCTGGAACCACATGATCGAGCTACTGGAAGCACCAACAGTCACGTTGAAGCAGGCAGGATTTGTACGAACAACGCTTGACGATCCGCCACCAGTAATTCGACCACCAACAGGAGGACCACTGACATTGACTCTAAAGTTCGTGCCTGACGGAATCCACTTGTCGTCATCCCATACTGGAATGTCTCTTATGATGCCTGTAGTGGCTCCGGGGGTAATCACCGTGGGAGAGAATTCTACCCTGATCGTTGACGCATCAGCAGGCAAAGCACCAGTACCACGAACGTAGTCAACAGGAACCGACCAATAACTTGAACCCCCTGTGTCGGTTGGCGTTCCCCTAAGAACAAATTCAAGAAACACTGAGGCGTCAGCCTCAGATGCAATGATAATGCGATCACCTTCAGTCAGTGCCGCCACAATCACACCGAAGTCGTTACCACTGTCGGCTAGATCATCAACCCACATATTTGAAATGTTGCCCAACGTGCCGGAGTTAAACCTAAGTTGACCATCGCCGGGATTAGACGAAATGTTAGTGCTGAACGTCCACTGGTCGGAAAGTATCGAACCGCCGCCAGAAGCATTGAGAGCATAGTCAACGCCAGTATCATCAGTGAACATCGGCACGTTTGGATCATCGTCCTTGACCCAAAACTGGCCGTAAGCTGGTGTGTCACTTAACGCTGCTGAAGCCTCAAGGATCGACAAGGGATGATCTGATCTTAGTTGTCCAGCTAAACCGGTGAAATTCAGATCCTCAGTTTGAATAGCAGCTACATTGAAGTCTGTGCCATCGTGCTGGAAATTCACGTAGTCGTTGCCAGCTCCACCAAGAATACGAAAGTTGTCACCCGGCTGGATGCGTGTGATGTCACTCGCCGGGAGCATAACCAGATCACCATTGTTGGTGGATAAGATACCTTGTGAGCCGTCGTGATTTATTTCAACATGAAATGAGCCACTAAGATGTCGCAGTCCAGTCGAATCTGCAGTTGCGGTGACTTCCTCTTGCCACTCAGATCCAGTTATATCCCATACCAGCATTGCGTTATTAACTGTTCCTGCCGGCAACAACGAACCGGCAGCCGGTTTGTCACTTACCGTGAGTACTCGTTCGAAGCCTGCAGCCGTTAGCTGGTTATCAACCTCAAAGCCACCAGATGCAACGGCAAGCGTTCGGGCCGCTTCTGTACCAGCGTGATAAAGTTTTACGTCGGCATCTGGATCACCCTGCAAAAGTAATTGAGTCACACCAGCGACATCTTGACCGTCAATAATAACTGCGCCGCCGTGCATGTAGTTGCGTATACGCAGTATCTGACTGCCGATGAAACCGATGTCACCGAGCGCATCGAAATTCTGCAAATCGTAATAAGATAAAATCGCACTGACAGCTTCAGTCGTCGGCGGCGTTGCCGTGTTGATATCTGCCAGTAATCGCACACCGGTTGCAGCAGATCCTATCTTTGCGGCATCGTCGTAATAGAACCAAGAAGCGCCATCCGGATCTCCGGACATTAGATTTTTATCGGCCCCGGCTGTGGTTTTGCCGGTCAGTAAAACTGGACCACCACGCATTTGATTACGCATGCTTAATGTAGTGTTGCCAGTAAAACCTACGATGCCAATTTCATCGTCACCAGTTAAATCCCACAATCCAATATGTGTGTTGACTAATTCAGTTGTTGGCGGTGAAGCTGTTGCAACACTACCGAAGATATTTATACCTTCAAGTTGTGTGTTCAGCTTCGCAACGCCAGCACGATAGAATGTTGACGAGCTATCTGGATCTGCGTTGAAAATTGTGGTTAGAACGCCCGCATTATTCTCACCAGAAATTCGAACAACACCACCATGCATGCGATTTATAACCTGCAGAATTGCAGCTGCACCGCCAAAGAAACCAATCTCTGCTAGATCATCAGTCTGATCGGCATCTTCGTATTTCAGAAGCGCTGTGACCCCTTCAGTCGTCGGTGGCGTTGCTGTTGGAATGTCAGCAATGATGCTCTGGATCGTCGCCGCGCCGAGTGCTTTTTGTGCCCAATGAAACGCTGAATAAGTCGTCGCACCATCACCGCCAAAGCTAGTTTGAATTGTTGAATCTTCGGCCTGAATCGCCCATGCCTGTGAAGCACCATCAGCCCAATGAAGCGCCGAATACTGACCGGGGAAACCAGTAATATCATCATCAATAACATTGGTCGCCCACTCTTGTGCCAGGCTCGCACTTCCTGCTGATGCTGTGGCGCTCGCGTCTGAAGCAACCGCGCTGGCCGCAGCTGCAGATACCGAGGCTGCGGCGTCAGTCAGATAGCTTGTTGAAGGGCCAATAAGTTGATAGCGCGTATTAGATACGTCGTAACGAACGACGTAAAGAATGCCGCTTACGATGTCGTCGGCAGTTAAAGCAACACCATCAGCACGAACTATCGCATGCGCACCGAGGCCGTCAACATCGAGTGTCGCCGCGAGTGTATTAGTGTGTGTAGCGAAGAATATGACTTCATCACCATCGGCCTCGGTCGTGCGCGTATCAGGCATGGTCACAACATAAGCATTACCCGATCCACTCTCGGGAGCGAAGGTGCTTGTGCCGGTCGTTATCGCATCAGCATCACCCGGCAGAAGATCGAAAGCGTTTTGCAGTGCTTGATACTGCAAATTGACAGCATCAGATCTTGCCTTCGTACCGGGCGTAAAAGTCGGGTTAAATTCGTAATATGGATTGGTGACTGTCACCGCTGAAGCCTCCGCATGTCATAGTGGAGAGTGATTCCCTGCATCACGAAAGGATTAGATTTCGCTGTCTGATTGAAGATCAGGAAACCTATATTTTCACCCGTACCTTGTAAATTCGCTCTTGCCGTTGTGATCGATTGACCATCCCACAAAAATTCATCCCAATTGTCGATGTCCCAGAAGCCACCACCGCCGATAATGTCAATGGCCGGAATGTTCATTACGTCGTCCAGATCATCAACACTACTTGAGGATTCTGCAGCCGAATAACTGAGATCACTTTGGAATCGAAGATCGAGCTGCGATGGCGCATTCAGTTCGAGATCCGCTCGACGGAACTTCTTCCGGTATGACGGAGATCCAACCTGATTGAATGCTGTGCGCACATAACTGGCGATCTCGCCACCATCAAAATTCTTGCCGATCTGATCCTCGAACACAAAACCCTCATTCGTCAGATCATCAGTCACAAAGTAAGTGCGCTCTTTGCCGGTTTCATCGTCCGTGTTGTAGATGTGTTTGACCGGAATGGCATAACTACCAAAGCCAAACTCAGCTTTCTTGGCCGAGGATCTTTGCTGCCGTGATTCTGATTGAGATCCAGCCGGCACGTACATGATGAGAAAACTGTTGTCATTGAAGTACAGTCGATACTGATTTGATTCGCGCACGATGTTTGAATCATTAAACCGCGGCCGGGACGCAATCACTATCGGCTGCACTTGCTGCGATACTGTGGCCGACACAAAATCACCAAACTGGTCAGATCGAGCAACTGATGTAATGCCCAGATCGTCAAGTGAGTACACGGTATCAATCTTCTGTGATCCATACAGTACAGATCCGGACTGTTCAGCTGTAATCTTCAATTCCCAATCGAGCGCACTGGTCCCAAACAGGCCGCGTGTTTCACGTGTCGTTGACAACACCAGCACATTACCTACGATGCTGTTCATCGATGTCAATTCATCGCCCAAACCAAACTCGCCAGCTCCGAGGAAACCAGAAAAATTCAATGGCACACCGACAATCGAATGCTGACAAGATCCACCTTCAAACGCAAAGAACAGATGGCCTCGATGTTCCTCAACAAGAAACGGAGTGTTCGTCGGAGCAATAGCTGATGTTGGGAATTCGTCTGGTTCTGTTTCAGGAATTGGATTCGTCGGCATTAAGATCGGTGACACGATTCGATTCTCATCGATCTCAAAACCGGGATCGATGCCATTGCATCCGTAAATTCGATACGTATTTGCGCCACCAAAGAAGTTGTGATTGATGAAGCGATACACGCCGTCAACTGAAAATGCGAACGTCGCTTCAATGCCATCAGCGTTTGCGACTGCACCAGCGCCCACATCTAAGGCTTCGCCGTTTACAAATGGCCCGCCGGTCACACCGGTCAGAATCACATAACCCTCACCGCTTGCATCCCAAGCACCAGAGCCGCCATTGAGAATGACTCGATGCACCGTGCCGCTCGCACCGCCTGCACCATTAAGTGTGTCGTTTTCAAAGAATTGAGTAGTGCCAGTATCAAAGCGAAGGTACACGCCCATCGTAATTCCAGTCGTGACCCATCCAGCTGTCGTGGCCCGATGCAGAATGCCGGCAGTCGAACCTACGTTGTTGCGAATCGCGTAGACATCAGCGAGCCGTTGCCAAGCTCCGCGTACTGGTCCTTCGCCTGGCACAACCGCAATGTCTTCACGATACTCGAGTTCAGATTCCAGCAACCACGTTTCTTCGAGATCAATGTTTGGAGCGGCAAAAGCGACTGGCTCATTGTCAATTGTGAATGCGGCTGTATTGCACGGCTCGCCGTTATCAAATCCGGGGCCAGAGACTTTAGTGACGCCGATCCAGTCAGATCCGTATGTGCCGTCGTCATCCCAGATCCCGGTCAATATGCCTGTCGTGCCTGAATTATCGCCTGTGATCGTGTCACGCAGCGTGAGCGTGGATACGTCGCTAACCTCAAAGCCAGTAAACGCTGCTTCAGAAGGTTTAGGCCGGCCATCGAATCGTTCGTAACCGGGAATGCGACGATAACCGCCTTGATACCACGGTTCGTAATTGACCATCGCCAACGCCTTACCGGGTTTAATTCGCAGAGCTGGTGTGACGACATCGAGGCCACCTTCGAGCGCGTAATACTGCGTCTTGGTGATAGCTCGCTTTTGCTTCAGCCGATTTTTTGGTTTGCGTTCACCAAGCATGCGCTACTCCGCGATAACTTCGATTGTAGCTCCCGTATTGAATCGTGCGTGTTCTTGATTCGGAAGCTGGTCGTTTTCTAAAAGGGCCAGCAGTTCCGTGTAAATTTCCTCGCCCTGATCTTTGATCTCAGGAGCGCTTTCGAAATTCGCGTACAGAATCATGGCCCGCCCGATGATAATTTGGTGATACTCCGGCGGTATTGTGGATTCATCTGAATTCGCCGCCAGTAGGGTAGGCACAAGGTAGTAATCGGCTCCGATGGTATAAGTGTCATCGGGAACCGGTTCAAACTTCAAACTGTTGTCGGGCATAACGATGGCTCGCCACGGCGGGCCTTCACTGGTATCGAGGATATCTCGCTTGGTCTTGTCGTACTCGATGGCATCAAATGGATTTTTGTCAGTCTCGCCGGGATCAATGACCGTAAAAGTTTTGAAATCCCAATACTTGAGGCCGGTCGGCTTCGCGAGTGTTGCTTGCGATGCCACGGTTGGCACACTGAACTCCGCTCGCAAGAATTTCCAATTGACGTACTTCAGCTGGACGTAGTTATCCGCCTGAATGATCCAGTTAGCCAGGCGCTTCGCTTCGCCTGCTAAACCTGTTACGCCGGCCGGCTCCGTGCCAGCTGCACCGACATCACGATGCAGCTGTTGGAATAGCTCTAGGTAAGTACTCATTCCGCATTTTCTTCCGCTGCTGCTGCCTGTTTATTTTCATTAAGAGCTGCGGCAATCGGTCCAGTTGTTTCAGCTTCCGCGAAACCTTCGAGCTTCTTTGAGGCTCGTTCGCGAATAGCTTCCTTGTTTTCATTCGATTGCTGTGACTCTACCGCGTCGGGTTTGATGTCGGGTTTTCCTACCGGCCCAAGATGAACGCCGGCTGGCGTAAATCTTTGTCCGTCCTGAATGAACCATCTTGCCCCTGCATTGTCACGATGGGTGGCATAATTTCTGTCGGTATCAAGTTTCATCGTTTCTTTCCTCTCGCTTGTCGGCGCTCAAGTTTCCATTCGCTCATTTTAATGAAACGCACACCATGACGCGGGCATCGCACTCGAACGACTGGATCTGTTACAGGTTTATTTGGCTTTCTTGCCATACTTCTCGTCGTACTCGGACTGCGTGTAAAACGTGACCCGACCCCTGTCGACAACTTTCAGCGTTCGTTCCTCCACAATAGCTGGCGCTGCCGCCGGCTCTTGTTCCGGATCGACCGGAGCATCAACCTGCACTTCTTTTGTGACAGATTCGCTGCCCTTCTTATGCGAAACATTCTTCGCAGCTACTTTCTTCTTGCTTGCCTTTTTCTTGCCCATGTCAGAGATCCCTGTGTGGGTACATTGGCCCGGTCAAACAGTCGGGCGTCGGAGTTGAACCTTCACGCGGATTGTCTACATAATCCTGTGAAGTGTTCTCGTACATCGTGTCGATCTTCTTCACACCAGACACGCCTTCTTTAAGACTGCCGGCAGACAAGAACGGCTCACGACCTTGATCTTCATCAATCATTTCCGGACTGATGACGAAATTTTCGTTGGTCATTAGCGTTGGTTTTGCATGACTCATTTCATTCTCCAAAAGATCGGGGAGCCAAACGGCCCCCCGACATGACGGTCAACACATATCGAAGCTGTGACCTTTTTCCTTCACCGACTTGCTACCGCGAGGCTCGATGCACGAACGGGGATTGCCACTAGGGCCAACCTCGTTGTTCACCGAAAAGTCATGAATCGACTCGCTGTCCATGTCAGATCTGGCCGAGAGGCCATCCTTAACACCAGACGAATCATCGCTCATGTACGAACCACGGATCGTTGTCGATTTGTGAGTTGGGGCGCTGTATTCGCCCTTAAATCCACCTTTTCCCATGACAATTCTCCTAGTACCAAACAATAGTGACTGTGACATCAGCATCGCCAGCAGCAGCACCGCCGTTCGATGTGCATTCGATGATCGTGTCAGCACGAAACTCAGCACCAGCGTCCAACTCAGCCCGAGTGGCAGCGCCACCTAGATTGATTGCTGCTGCTGCGACACTCACTGTTGGTAGATCCGTGAGTGCTGCTGCATGATCAAACGTCAGCACGGTTGGGTTTGTTGTAAGCTCCGCAACCACATGCCATTCAACACCAATAAGCCGACCAATTTTACCGGCCGGTCCCTGAATCCTACCGAAAATAGCACCAGTATCGAGCGCCGCTGCCATAAACTGATAGTTTCGTTGACCCTTACTGCCATCATAAAATCCAGACATAGATCACCTTAGTACCAAACAATAGTGACGATCAGATCGCCATCACCAACGGTACATTCGCCGCCAGCTTGGATTTCTGCAACGGTGTCTGCAGGCAATTCATCACCCGCAGCCAATTCCGCTCTCGAAGCCGCGCCACCGAGATTGATAGCCAAGATAGGAATCTCCACTGAAAACGGAGTAGTAAGCCCCGCGTTCGTGTCGACAGCTACATTTACTGCAGCATCGGTCACGCCTGCCGTGAGTACGTACTCAAAACCAACAACGCGACCAATTTTTCCTATCGGACCTTGGAGACGCCCGACCACTGCACCAGTTTCAAGTGCTGCTGCTGCAAAACGATACGTGCGCCGACCCTTACTGCCATCATAAAAACCAGACATAGGTCACCTATTCCGTTGAGTCCCACTTGATGATGCGCGCTTGCACAGCATCCGTATGGACAATGCCATAACCCAAAAGAGCGTACCAGGCTACACCCCGAGAACGACCGTAGTCGGTGGGGATCTTGCCTCGAATTTCCTCTTGAATCGAAAAGGCTTCAACAACGGTGTCACTTCCGAAGAAGAAAATACCGTCAGACAAAGCCCAACCTTCCGACGCGATGTTCGTCTGCTCACAATAACGAATACCTTCGTGCCGGCCTTTCTCACCATTCATGATGACATGCCATCCTTCGGTCACGTACTGGTGAATTGCTTCCAGAGCATCCTTCAACGGACGAAGGGTAGTCGGGCGAGCAACCGCCATGTAGTTGTTACCGTCAAACGTCGGAATGTCACGCTCGGTCATTTCATCAGCGATTACCTTGCTGTGGTCATCGTTGAATGCGTTCGTTGGTGTGCCCGAAGGCGTACCGTTGACCGTAAACGTGATGGCCGTTGCCGATGTACTGACCGCACGAAGCGGCGTCAATTCAAACTGCGCATTTGCAGCTGAATCGAGTGCCTTCCGGGCGTCATTCTTGAGAACCTTATGAATGATTTCCGTTACCGGATGCTCACTCAGATCGTCAAGTTTCTTGGTGAATGGAACAGAGTTGCCGTACTCGTTCACAGTCAAAGAATTCTGACTGATCTCGAAGTTCGACTCGGGCATTTCTTCAGTTTCGTTGAGCTGCCCGCCCTGATTCGCTACATCGCTGTAGTGATTCCAGTTAAACGTATCGCCTTTGCCTTTTCCGAACGCCTCTCGGGCGTCACAAAACTGACGAAAGCGAATCATTGGCTGCAAAGCCGTTCTGAGTTTTCGACTCAGATTGGGCGACCACATAAAGCCACCCAGAGAGTTGGTTTGCCACACTTGTCCAGCCATGACTAAACCTCCTTATATTAGCTCGTTAAAAATACGGCTAGGGTTGACCTCTCGCTGCTTTCAATTCCGCAAATGCTTCTTGCGGAGTCTGTTCGGCTTCTTCCACTTCTGCTATTTCTTGGTGGACAGCTGCCGCTGCGGGTTGAGGCATCCTTACTAGCCCTGCTTTTCTTTCCTGACGAGTTTGGGTGGGATGTAACGCCACCGAAGGAGCGGCCGGAATCGCTGGCGTTAGAACTGGTACTTCTGGTGCTACCGGTTCGACGCCTCTGATCTGGTCTACCCATTCACGTGTACGCTTTCCTGCTTCGTACATGACATCCGAGATCGACCACGATGGGTTTTCTCTCGCAATTACGTCCGTCATGTCGTCGGCCATCTTGTACAATTTCGCATCGCCCATAATATCTGGGTAGTCCTCTTGGAATTTCACATATCCAGTCCGGACATCCTTAGTACGTGCGACAGTTTGAATTGCACCAACGGCCGCTCTTGCCGCATCCCGCGTGATCTTCTTTTCATCTACTGGCGCTTGGGCTACAGGAGCCGGCGCTCTCAACTTCGAGAGTGTTCTTGCGAGTTTACGAG